CCGCTCGGTCTGCTTTTTGCAACATCGGATTATTCGCCGCCGCCTGTCCAAAATTTACAATGTTTCTGCCAATCGGCAGATTGCCCAATGCCGCTATCGTTGCTTGGGCTTTCGGCGAAATCGTAACTCCATAACGCACTGTCGGAATTACTCCGCCTAAAACCAGCGGCGCACCTACCAGACCTATCATTGCCGCTTTATCTTCCACCTGTCCTTTAGTCCAATCTTTCATTTGATTCGCAAATTGTGTCGGTGCTTCTTTCGGCACTTGCACTAAGTTCGGCAACAACGACTGCGAACTGTATCTGATTGCGTTCGGGTCTTCATAATTGTATTTCACATTTTTCACCTACACTTCCGCCACGTCCATAACTATGCTTTGCAAAATAAATCTGCCGCCTTTGCCGCGCCCTCCAACGTCCAGATATTTACTTCGAAAAACATTGCGGCTGATTATTTCAAAACTGTCGTTTGCAAATATTTTGTGCCTGTTTTCGTGTATCATATCAATGTTTCTGAAAATCACTCCGTCAGGCAGTTGCGGCAAAATATAACCTCTGTTTCTGCCTTCTTTGTTTGCCTGCGTTGCATTGTCAAATATCGGACTTGCATTTCCATAAATCCGAATTGTTTTGTCTGGTATCGGCAAAGGAATTGTTACCTGTCCCACAAATATATTTCCGCTAAACATTTCTGCGTTTAACGGCGCGATTGTCACTCGCGACCTCTTCAATAAAAATTCGTGATGACTGACTAATCTTTGCGCCAAAAATTTCCAACTCAAAGGCTCGCCGTCGTCGCAAAATGTTCCTCTGTCCAATTTTGAAATTTTATTTTGTTTCACAAGAAAAACATCTTCGCCGACCTCGAACACATCAATTATTGTCGAATTGAATTTCCGCTTCCACCAACTTTTCAGGCGCAAATCAAACACCAGTACATTACCTTCGTTGCCAACTATCCATACTTGCCACAGCGAAGGCAAAAATTTTACCGCCGCATTTCTCGGCAACTTTTGTGTTTCACTTCTCACTTGTAACGCTAAATTTTCAGGGCGCATTGTTCCATACACATTATTTTCTATCAAATACGCTTCGTCTTCGCCCAAAACAAAAACGCTGTCACCTACTCTGCAAACGCTCAACCTGCCTCTGCAATTTACTTCGCTTGCCGTCTCTGCCGTTTGCCACTGCGGATATTCTCCTGCCAATCTGTAGACTTTTCTGTTGTCCTTCAAAACAAAAATATCATTTGAAAGTGACATCACACTTGTAATTTTCGCGCCGTCCTTGTAACCGACTTCTATCCACTTTGCGCTTTCGTCAACGTTGCCGTCGTCAAGCCATTTATTTTCATCGCCTATCGCACTGTAATAAATTTTACTTCCGCTTGTGAATCCAACTCTCCCCGCACGAACAAAAACTTCTTCCGCTACAGGCGACTGATTTATCACACTTACATTCTTGCCGTCGAAAATCAAAAACGGCGAACTGTCCAATGTTTTCAACTCTTCGCCGTTGAAATATTGCAACTTGCCGCCGCTCGCTATTATTATTCCGTCTTCCCACTCCGCAAACTTCGGATACAAATTTCCGCTCAACTTGCCGAGACTTTCTGAAATATTTCCCTCGAAGTCTGCGAAGTAAACTTGCTTATCAGTTTTCAACAGCAAGATTACTTCGTTGATTTTGTCGTACATCGCCGCAAAAATATTTTCGCTTTCCAACACGTCAACTGTTCCCGACACCGTTTGCAATTTTCCTGTCGCAACGTCAATCTCCATATTCAAAACGTCCGCCAACTGATTTTCTGCTATTCCGTCTGCCTGCGCCGCTGTATTCAAGCCACCTGTGAAATCTGCTTTCGCTATGACTGTTTGCCTTTCGCCGTGTTTTGCATAAGGTTTCATCTCCTCACCTCACAATTCACCAATAACTTTTAACTTGAGCGGAAGTCGGCGGCGGCGTTAAAATTTGCGCTATCTGACTTTGTATCGCCGCTAAAATTTGTTGTTCCTGCGTCGCGTCATATTCATTGTCAATCGAAAGGCGCATTGTCGCAAATTCTATCAAAAAATCATCGAAGTCATTAAGCAACGGCGTTTCATCTTCAAAATTTAATTCCTCAAAGTCGTCAATCTTCCAAACCGTGTAAGCTGTCTCATTTTTTGGTACAGGAAAAATTTTCAAACTCTGCAAGCCGACGCGATAAAAATATTTTGCGTGTTCGCCTTGCAAATTTTTATTTCGCAAGTGCTGTAAATTTGTTTCTTGAAGTTGGAACTCCGCAAATGTTTTTTCTTCGTGCTTTGTGTAAATCGGCGTTAAGTTATCATAAATCAAGTTCGTGTTGTTAAAAATTTTTTCGCTGTTATCTGTTTCGACGCTTGAAATAATTTTGTCGCCAGCCGTGACTTCGATTATTGTCAGCGGACGTTTTGGCAACTGAATTAAATCCTCGCCACTTTGCAAGATTCCTTTGTACTCGCTCATCAAAATTTCCGGCTGAATATCAGCTATCGTCCTGCGGATAAATCTCACTCCTGCATTTATCACCAATAAAATTTCAGCGTCGCTGTAATTTATGTGTTGGTAATCGTGAATTGCGCCGCGTATTCTTTGTATTGCTGTCTTTATGCTCAACATTTCAATCACCTCACAGTGCAGGCGTTATTCCCGCAAGCAAATTTTCTACTGCAGGTTGAGTTAAAGGTCGCTGATTATTCTGTGGCGAAGGTTTTTGCATTGGCTGTTGCATTTATGCTTGTAGTTCGGGCGACGTGCCCAAATTTTTTTACATAGTCGAAAAATTCTGTGGACGTGATGTCCGAAGAATTTTTTGGCTCAGGCGGGTCTGGGTACGCCACAGTACCCAGCGCGGCTAAATCGACTGACAAGAAACAGGACGTTGCGCAGTCTTAGTCGATTCAGCGAATTACCTCTAAATTTTTTCACAAACTAAAGAGTAGACGCATACATAGATACAGAAGAGAAAAAAATAAATTTTGACACAATAACATTTATAGCCTATAGTCTACCGCAAATCTGCGGTAATCAAATCGAAAATTCCCCGTGATTTTACATTTATTTTTCCTTATTGAATCTAAAAAAGGCAGTGTGATACAATTATGGGTAGACGAGCAAAGCAAGTTACAGAATTTGATGCTGAGACCGGCGAAGTTTACAAAGATTTTGTCACCTTCGGCACTCAAAACGGAGATGATTGGATGATTATGTATAAAAAACCTATTTTTCAAATGGCAATGGAGGCTCCATCCGTTGCACTGAAAGTTTTTTTAAGTCTTTCATCGAAACAACCTTTTGAAGGTGGAATTAAAACCACAAAACAGGCTATTGCCGACCAATTAAAAATTTCTTACGACAATGTTATGCGTGGCTTTAAGTGGCTTAAAGAACATAACTACATTAAAGAACGCAAAACCGACGGACAAACTGAATTCTTACTCAATCCCAAAGTCACTACCTGCGGAAGAAAACGCAAAGAAAAAATTAAACTCTGGCACGAAACTCCTTGAAAAGCTCCTTCGCGGAGTTTTTTTTATTGCGTCTTCCGCAAAACTGCCGTCGTTGCCTGTAGTGCTTAATATGTGCAGTTGCTGAATCCTGCGCTTGTTTATTTCGCGTTGCGGATTTTTTAAGTCGCGCACTATTCCTGCAGGTATCTCGTCCTCGCCAATACCGTAATAAAACAAAGTCATAGGCACAAGCGGAATTTCTCCGTGCTGATAGGGCGACGCAATATCTTCCAGCAACACTGTATCAAAAAATACCGCACATTTTACAACTGTTGCATCAAATTCTTTTTCGCCTGCTATCATTCCGCTGAAAAACATTTCAGGCATAAGTTCTTCGGGAGAAATTTCCTCGCCGTTTGCAAGGATAATTTTTTTCTGCCTTTCGCGCTGTTTGTACCAACATTCAACCAGTCTGACCTTTTGCAGTTCGCGTTTATACCATAAAAGTTCGTTATCGTGAATCGAATTTTCTCGCTCCGCAGAATCATAAATTGCAAATTGCGCGTCAATCTCGGCTGTGTGTTCTGGATAAATCGACTTCAATTCGTCCTTGTCCGTCCACTTCGCTCGAAAAATATATTTCGCGTCTGAAAAATCTGTCTTGTGACTTTCGGGGTCGGGATAAATTCCAAAAGGATTTTCGCGCTGAATAAACGCTTCGCCTTTGCCTGTTTCTTCATCAATTTTGTAGCCGACATACAGCCAACCCAAGCCGCCTATTGCCATATCTGCAAACGCCGCCGATTCCTCATTATCATAGCCGCAACGGTCGCATATATATTTCGTGACATCTTTCCGCACTTCCGCAAGTTCCACATCGTCGGGCGTTCTGCCTAAAAAATTTAAGTCGTACCTGTGCAATTTTTGATAACCGCTTAGCAAATTTATTAACGGCTTTATTCTGTTAATCACCAGCGGCGCACGTCCTGTTTCTGACAATCTTTCTAAATCCGCGTCGTTCCACTGTTTGCCTTCCACAAATTCATAATCTTCGTGCGCTTCTTCTTGCCAATCGTGCCAAAAGTCCACCGCATCCTTAAACCATTGCCTGTATTTTCCTACGCCCTGCGTTTTATACAATGGATCTGTCGGCAACAGTTTTATTTTTAGTTCCAAATATCTCACCGCCTTAAATGCTCCAGTTTGTCGGCTTAACTTCGCGCTTGTATCTGTCACGCACTTCAACTTTGTTTCTTGTCGGCGCAAATGGTCTGCTCATAAGTCCGTAAGCCAAAGCGTCAACTGCGTGGTCTTCGCCTTGCGTGTCGTACGTTTCACCGTTGTGTTTGTCATAACCCAGCATTGGAATTGTTCTTATCGAGTGGATACAGTTCGTAAAAAAATACAGCGCAGGTTTATAACTTCCGTCCGCCATTCTGTTCCCTGTCAATCTTTGCTTTATCGCGTTTGCTCCTTCCGCTCTGCCTTTACTGCTTTTTCCGAAAGTCACGAGTTTCTTGGCGTAAAGTTCGTTGTTTATTGCTTCGGCTATCGTTTCGCCTGTTACTCCTGTTCTAGCCCAACACGCATTGTCCAGTACTCCGTAGGATAAATTTTCTTCCGACTTTTCAATCTGCGCAATTCTTTTGCCGACTTGACTTGCCGTCTCGCCTGTGCCTACATTCGGTTTTCCGCCCCAGCCGTAAAGTTCGCGATAAACAAAAATATTTCCGTCGTAGTCTACGGCAAACCACAACACCGCGTAAGGTTTCGCCATTCCCCAGTCCATTGCCCTGAACTTTATCCACTCTGCGATGATGTGCAATTTTTCATTCCACTCTCTGAAATATTGTCCGCTTGCCACTCCCCAGTTTGCCTCTCCTGCCACTTTGTAGCGTTGAGGGTCTGTGCGCTTCATTTCCTCAAACATAGCAAGGTCATCAGCAGACAGCCATTCATTTTGTTTGTAAGTGGTAGTCATAGCCAAAACATTTTCGCTTGGCTTATCGAAAAATCTCGCCTTCAAAAAACAGCTTGAATCCCACGGATTGAACGTTATCAACAGCTGAATATAATATCCTTCCGGCAACTCGCCGCGCAGTGATTCATCTATTCTGTTGAATGATTCTTCGTCGAGTTCAAAACATTCTTCAAGCCACGCCCAGCACAATACGCCTTTGTCCACCGTGATTGATGTTATCTTGTTGACATCGTCGCAACCGCGAAACAAAATCTTTTGTCCTGTCGGCAAGTAAGTCATCTGCAAAGGATTTACCGTGCATTTCCAAAATCTTTCAACGCCCAGCCGATTTATCGCCCATTTTAATTGCGCGTAGCAAGAATCTTTCAAGCTGGATAAAGTTTTCCTGACAACCAGAGTATTTGCCAACGGATACTGTATCATCTTCAAAATTATTTTCAGCGCGGCTGTCGTTGACTTCTTGCTCGCTCTACTGCCCTTGCACACCACATAACGCTTTTTGCTGTTCCAGAAGTCGGAGTAACCGCCGCCGATAACATCGCGCAATTTGATAACATTAGCTTTCATTTTCTACGCTCACATTGTCCACAAAAATTGAAGGTAACTCTGTTTCATTAAGCTCACTGCCGAAACCAAAAAGTCGCGCCAATTCTTTCAGCGCAAATGTTTTGTCTATCAATCTGATTGTCACGTCGCCTTTTATCTGTTTGATTTCCTCAATGATTGACGTATCGACAGCGTCACTTTCCGATAAGTCCACAAAGTTCACTGTTTTTGTTATCTTGTCTCCTTTCTTGTTTATTACAAATTCTTCCTCGCGCCTGCCGAATTTTACATAATCGCCAATATCCGCTCCGACTATTTTTAAAAGTTGCCTGACATAATCAGCCAGCTCAAATTGATAATTCTGTCTCAGTTCTTCGCGTAACTTTTCAATTTCCGCTTTAACTTTATCATTTCTTAACAGTCGGCAACCGAAAACTCCGGCTGAGGATTTGTTTTTTCCGTCGTATACTTTCAAGTATGCTTGAGTTGCATTGCCTGTTCTCAAAAATTCAAAGACAAATTTTTCTTGCTTTGTCGTCAACTCCTTCATTTCCTCACCTCCTACCATTTCTTGAAATATTTGCTTCTGCACTTTGGCAAATATTTTTCCGGGTCTGCCCAAAATTTTCTGTTGCGCTCAAGTCCGCGCTCTGAATAATCTTCTTTGCTCTGCAAAGCATAATTTTTACGCGACCAAAGTCTTTTCGGTTCGTCGAAATATCTTAAATCTTCCAAACAAATTTCTATGAACTCAAATATATCTTCAGCCGTTGCAAATACTCCTTGTTTGCCTTGTATGGTAAACTCTCGTTGCTTTATTTTTACTGTGCTTTCCGATACTTCAAATTCTCCTTCTATCGTTGTTTTGCCGTAACGTACATCAAATATCAACTTATTTTTTACTGCTCCTTTGGCTGTATATTTTGTCGCGCTTGTTTCTTCCAGTTCCAAAGTTGCACCTGCGTCTTGCAAGGCTTTTCCAAACTCTATTATTTCCTCAGTGTCTGCGAACTTGTCACTTTCCACAAGGTCTGACTTTAACTCAGTCATTTCTACCGTCAGTTCATAGCCGCTGAATTTTCCTGCATTCTCTACTGCCGACAATTTGTATTTGCCTTCAAGTTTCGATGGAATGACAGGCGGCTCTTCAGGGTCTTCCGGTTGCTCTGCCACTGTCATCAACTCAGTCAATAAGCCGGTAGCTATCGCCATCGCCGCCGTCAGTTCTTCTATGTACATTCTCACGCCTCATTATTTTTTCTACTATTTCCGCTAAACTTTCATCTTTCAATTCTGGTACTTCTTCGTCGTCGTCAAGATAGAAGATTGCAAAAAACGCTATCACCTCGCTTTCATCAGAAAATTCCACTACTCTTAATTTCCCTGTCGCGTCTTCAAAGTACGTCGGTCTTTGTTTGATTTTTATCTCTCCTTTTTCTATCTCTACTTGACACTCAACTTTGCAGTCTCCGTTCAAAACAGCCTGCAAAAGTCCGATTTGAACTGCCTCCTTCGCCTTGATTTTTTCTACTCCTCTTTCTACCATTTTTCTCACCCTTTCCAACAAAAAACCTGCCATAAAGACAGGTCTGCTTTTTATTATTTTATCTCTTTCTTCAATGCCTTATTCCCGTAATAAGGTTAGGCAGTTTTAGTTATTTTTACCGAAACGCGCCGAAAAGCCTCTAGCTTTAGCTATGGGAATGAAAGGCGCAGTTTTGGTAAAGCTGAAGGATTCCTTAAACATTGCCGCTAATAATAACGTTAGTCTTTTTTGACGATGAAAATAAAAACGCAACTCCTCCGATTGAGCATTTGGAAGAGCCGTTTTTTTTCGCAAACTAACTATAAGTTTGTCCAGATTTAGGACGGTAGGCTACAAACAGGTTACAAAATGCTGATTATTACTTGAATTTTTGAAGGCACTTTTTGATTGCCAAATGAAATAAAAAAATCTGCAAGCGAATTAACCTCGTTGTTGAAAAATTCTCCTCCTTTGCCCTATGACAATTCGCAAGCATTTTACATCGCTGACGGTTTTAAAAATGAAGGTATGACAGAAAATTTAATACGCAATGAACTTATCGACGGAGTGTCTGACGACATTAACGAACTCAACGACAAACTTATGGAATTGAAATGGAATGGAGAACAAGCAAATGGAAATTGGCCTCAACAATCATAAAAATCTTTGCAAAGATGCGCGACAAAAACAAATTGTTTCTCGTGATGACAAAGAAAAATCTGTCGGCAAAAAATGCGAACACAGGGCTATTAACAATAGAAATTGTTTGGTGCGTCATTATCAAGTTAATGGAGATATTTTGACTGACGGAAAAAAATGTGACTTTTTAGTTTTGAATGACGACGACAAATTTGCTTATCTCATCGAATTAAAGCGAAAAAAATTTCTTGAAGGAATGGAGCAAGTTAAAACATCTCATCAAAAAATTAAGTCGGCTCTTCCAGATTATCAATTTCTTTTTCGCATTGTACACGCAGGAACAAATATTCACGCCGTCAGAAGTCAAGAAGTTGTCCGTTGGCGTGAATCGCACGGCAGAACTCCTGAAGGCAAAACGATAGCTGATTTGAAAAAGACTCCGTACATTGAGAATATTTGACAAAATTTTTTCATCTTTCGGCTAATATTTTATTTGAAAGTTTTGATTTTTATAATGAAGCGATTGTAAATTGATAATTGACTTTGCATTGTAGATAATGAGGAGGATTTTTATGAAAATTAGAACGGACTTTGTTACCAATTCAAGCAGTAGCAGTTTTATTATTGCTCGCAAAGGCGAATTGACTGACGAACAAAAAGCAGCCATTATTGAATTTGTCGAACAAGAATTTCTTGGCGAAAAAGTTTTTACTCCTGAAAGTTCAGATTCAGAGATTCAGGAAGCATTTGAGGAAGAATTTTATGCTGGGGAGTCTGAAGAAAAAAATATTCGCGAGGCACTGCGTAACGGCTATGATGTTTACAGCGGCAGTGTTTGTTTTGATGAGGCAGAATACGGTCTTTCCGATATTCATCAAAAGTTGTGGAATATCTTGTCTAAAACAGACAAGGAACATTTTATTGAAATTGATACAGACCTTAGTTATTGAAATTATGAGAGTAAGAAAAGACAAAAATTTTTTATCGTTTTTTGATGAAAAAACCGGAAGTTATGTTCGCACAGGAATTATAAAAAATGGAGTGGACACTGGAACAGGAACTTCTCGATGTCGGAATAATGGGACACTGCAAACACGGACAAAGCGGACTTTGTATAAAATCCGGCGTTGAATGTTATCAAGACGGCTTACACTCAACTTTGTCGAATATGAGCGTTGAAAATTTTTCCAAATTAGCCGGTCAATGCGCAGGGAAAACTTTTCAATTTGCATTAGGCGGTTGTGGAGACCCTGACCAACACGAAGATTTTGAAGAAATTTTAAAGATTTGTGAAAAATATCTAGTTGTCCCGAATTTCACGACTTCGGGACTTGGAATGACTGAAAAACTTGCAAAACTGTGCAAAAAATATTGTGGAGCAGTTGCCGTAAGTTGGTACAGAAGTGAATATACTATTCGCGCCATAGAATTACTCATAAATGCCGGAGTAAAAACAAATATTCATTATGTTCTGCACAAAGAAAGTGTTGATGAAGCTTTGGAGCGGTTACAATCACAAACTTTTCCTTCAGGAATAAATGCGATAATTTTTTTGTTGCATAAACCGATAGGATTGGGGTCAGAAGAAAAAGTAATTTCCTTAACCAATCAGACATTTAAAAAATTTATTGAATATGTAGGTTCAACAGAATCTATTTATAAAATTGGTTTTGATTCTTGTACAGTTCCTGCATTGATTCAAAATCACGGCAATATCAATCTGGACAGTTTGGACACTTGCGAAGGAGCGCGTTGGTCTGCTTATATAACTTCCGATATGAAAATGTTGCCGTGCAGTTTTGACAATCAAGCGCAGAGATGGGCAGTTGATTTGAATAAAGATACAATTCAGCAGGCTTGGAACAGCGAAGTATTTGAAAACTTTCGCAACCATTTTCGCCAGTCTTGTCCAAGTTGCAAGGACAGGAATTTATGTTTGGGTGGTTGTCCAATTTGTCCGCAAATTGTGTTGTGTTCCAAAAGGTAGATTTGAAATGATGTTTCAAGTCTATTTTTTTTTTTGAATTTTTCCTATTTTCAGCAACAAATTAAATTTTGTGGTAGAATATTGGCAAAAATTTAGGAATGGGGTGATTTAATGCAAATTGAGGATTTGTTTTCAGAAGTCGAAAAGCCGGAAAGTTTGTTTGTCGTTCACAATGATGTTGAGGCAAAAATGACAGTTGAAGAAATTTTTGACGTGAAAAAATTTAGTGACTTCAAAGCAGTAAGTTATGTATCTTCGCCGAAATTTTTTGCAGAGACAGTGAAAGATTTTCAAAGCGTAATTTTTATTTTGGGCATCGATAATGTTGACAACCTGAATAAATTCAGTGACGGAATCAGCAGTTTTATGGACACAGAAGACAGAATAAAATTTTTCAATGACTTATCTGACGACGCTAAAAATTAATTTGCAAAGATAAAATTCAAGTGCGTTACGGCAAAAGCGGAGTGATGATACACGACAAAATTTATTTGCTTTCAAATGCGGAAACAGAAAATTATCGCGTAATAATAGGTTCGGCAAATTTTTCTGCATCGGCATTCAACTCCGAAAATAAAAATTTTGAAAACGTGCGAATTGACGATTTCAAAAAAACTTTACGACTTGTATTTGAAAAGATTTAATTATTTACTTCGTCAAACAAATGATTACATACCTGAACTTTGTCGCAGAAAATATGCAGACAAGAAAATTTTGTTGAGTGTAAATCCAGAAACAAACTTGGAAGCGTTAGTGGAAGAAATCCAAAATCAAAATATAGATTTGGAAATTTCAAGTGAGCAAATTGAAACTTTGTATAAATTGCACGAATAAAATTTGAAGGAAGTCAGTGAAACAGAGCGCAAAAAAGTAATTGTAGAAAATCTTTTTGTTAAAAATCCGACAACAGGCAAATTTAAAATTCCAAAGGTCTCAGACGTAATTAAAAAGAAAAATATTTTTGTTGAAAGTGCCAAAAAGTCTAAAGGCAAAGTTCAGAATGAAGATGTGCGCGAAAATTTGTTGATGACTTCCGACTACAAAATTTACAAAAATGCTACAGAACAAAGTGAAGAAATGGAAATTTATTCACGACCGACCGAGCCGGAAAAAATCCAAACAGCGTTGGAAAAAATAAATCGCTTTACGCACAGCTACTTTGACTTTGCGCTATCGCCAAATAAAATAATCCCGTCAAAAATCTATGAGGCAATTTTGTATTCATTCACTGCGCCATTTATTTGGAAGATACGTGAAAAATGTTCACGCGAATATGATAAAGCGGCAGTAGCGGATATTCCAATTTTTTGTATCATTGGCGGAAGTAGTTACTCAGGAAAATCTACTGCGCTTGAATTTATTGGCAGACTGTTGGGTCAGCACGGCAAAAAATTTTATGATTATCCGCGCGAACTTGACAAAGCCGGAATAGTGTATTCAATGTTGCAATCAAATAATTTAATGCCGGTGTTTGCCGATGAAGTCAGTTTAAGTTTTTTTCGACGAAATGTTTCTCCTTACAAGGGCGAAGAGATGATAAAAAGTTTGTCAAACGAAGTGCCGAAAGAGGCGCAAGGAACTTTCATAGCAACAACGAACTTGAAAGATTTTTCGTCATCAAGTCAGGTAATTCGGCGAATTTACTTCATTGGCGTTGATAACATTTTTGATAAAAGTCGAGAGTACGAAACAAAAAAATATTTACGTGAACTCTATGAAGGTTTGACTGATGACTTGTTTAAAGATTTTACTTTTAGATTTACCAATGCGATTCGAGACAATGAAGAAATTTTTAAAATTGAGGATTTTTTGTCGCTTACCAGAAAAATTTTCTTGCATTATCATTCCGAATGCAAAATGAAAGTGCCGGAATATTTTCCGCAACAAATTTTTCACGACTATGAGTACAGAAAAACGACAGAATGGCGACAGTTATTTTTTGCCAATCGACAGTGTTTCATAGACAAGGGCGACACAATTCCAGTCAACATTGATGAAATTTTCCGCAATTCGCGCGACGCTAAAAATAAGCAAGACAAACTTTTAAATTATCTCGATGAAGTTTGTTTAGCGTCAGATTCAGGAGTTGGCGTAAATTGGTTTTTGCGCAAGGATGAATTTTACAAATTTATAAATTATCAGCCGACCTTTTTTGAAACTGCAAAGACTTCATTACAAAAAATTTTTTCGTGAGAAGAATTTAGAATGATTATTTTTAATCAGTGGCGGATGAAAAATTAACGAAATCAAAGCGCGAAAAAGTTTAATCAAATATTCTGTGGGTGATTTAGATGTTGACGGGCGAGGAAATCAAGAAGACAGTGTTGAACTTCTCGCCGCCTAAAGAGGCAGGAGATTCTTGAAAAGTTTGGTAGTCAAGCTACCCTTATTCGCAAAGGCTAGTCCAAATAGCCCGAACACTGTCGCCCGAAGGCGGTCGTTTACTTTTAATCATTACACTTTTTTAACGTGGTAGTCCTCCACAATGCTGATTTTTACGACAGAACGATTTAACTGTCAACCGCCAACGCAATCAGTTTAACAATTTAGTTTTAGAAGATGTTTTCACAAGCGTTTAAGTAAAGTATGACAATGAGAGAGTATAATCATAGCTTTGGCAGAACAAGTAAGTATTTCATAATCTTTGCTT